CCATAGGTTGCCGCCGTAACCGCCGTGTTTGTGATGCTAAATTGATTGCCGGTCAGCGTCAGACCCGTGCCTGCGGTGTATGTGCCAGCCCCGCTAAATTGCACAAACTCGATTGGGTCTGTGCCAATGACGTTAACCGGCTCTGTCTGAACCCAACCCGTGTTGTCCAGCACCGTGCCAGCAGAAACAAACGTAAAGTCGCCACCAGCGATTTCTGCTGCGGTGTCGAAATCGCTAGCACGGGTCAGCACCGTGGCGCTTGTTCGCACATAGATGCCGTTGTTGGCAAGGTTGGCTTCGTTCTTAACCAGAATTCGAAAACCATTGCTTAGCGTCACGCCGTCCAGCACGGTTAATGGGTTGCTCAAAGTCAACGTAGCGCCAACGCCTGCCGTGCCGTTGTTGTAGGTGACTGTGCCGCCCGTGATGCTTGCAAGGGATGCTGTTGTACCGGCTTCGCACGATGCGTGAACATGCAAGCCTTGTGCTATGCCGTCAACGTAGTTTTTTGTCGCAGCGTCTTGCGGGTTAATTGGCTCAGGCAAGTTGCTCAGCGTGAAATTGTTCATGCTGAAATTTGCCGTTGGCGCAGCCAAGTCGGTCAGGCTTGCTTGACTTGCTGCCGTTGCCAAGCCTTTGGCGTTAACAGTAATCTTGGTGAATGCGCCAACGTTGGCGTTGACTGTTGCCAGCGTAAGCGCAATGTCAGCGTTGGCAGAACCGTTGAAACTTGTCGATCCTGTAGCGTCTGAACTCACGCTAATGGTGCGGGCTGTCGTCAGTTGATTGGCCTGCGTTGCCGTGCCTGATGTGGTCGCAGTTGTAGCGGTCGCCGCGTTGCCAGTAATGTCGGCCGCAATTGCGCTGCTGAACGTTTTCACGCCGCCAATCGTTTGATTGGTGCTTACGTCTACAAATGCGCCATTGCCAGCAATCGGGATGATTGACGTAGCCGACCCTCCGCTACCGCCTGTGCCCGTGCCGTAGTACAGGATATTAGTTTGTTCGTTAAACGCCATCTCGGCGTTTGCAAGTGTAGCTGGTGCGCCTGCGCCACCACCGTTAGCCCGACGTTTGATGCGGATTGTGTTCGCCATAATTTACCCCTTTAAAAATTACCGCCGTCTGCGATTTCGGTTTGCGGCACGTTAACCCATTGATTGCTGACAAACATTAGCGCATCGTAATTTGCTGCGCCTGTGATGCTGATTGGATACCCGCCAATTGAGTTTGGCCCAGGTGGGCCAGCGGGGCCAGCCACGCCACGATCAATTGTGATTGTTTGATCCGGTGTGGGCGTGACTTGGACGTTTAGGTTGTTACCATCAACCACGGTGACATTGAGATTTGCCATCGTTTGACCTCAAACGCCCGCTGTAGTGTTTACAACACCATCCGACCTTACAAGGAACAGCAAAAAGATGATCGAATCATCTTCAGGGACACCGACTGCCGAAGGAAATCCGATCTTTACGCGCCCAGAAAAGCACACGGGATTTTGTGCCGAAATGTCCAATTCGGGATCGCCTGCTATTACATCCCAAGACGTTTGGTTGATAACAAGCGTAAACGATCCAGCCGCATCATTGCGGTTGCTGATCGTCATGGGTACAGGCGATGGTGGCGGGCTGTAGTCTGAAATGTCAAACGTTAACCCGTTTCGGGTGTCTTGCAGATTAGAAATCTGCCGCCTGACGATTTGGGCGTTGATTGTTGCGCCCGTCAGGTTTACAGGGACATTGTTTGTGCCTGTAAAAACAAGATTCCAATACGTTTTCTGCTGATAGACCAACTCGCCAGCAATGATCGGGTTGTTGAATCCCGATACTTGTATCAGCGTGTTTTTTGAAAAGACAGCCATTGCTTCCCCAATTCTCGGGTGTTGACGCGCCGCTAAGCACTCTCAGCGGAACGGATCGTGTCTTGTGTTGTGATTATCACTGAATGCAAAAAACAAGTCTATTTTTTTGCTGTCAATGCTCGCAATTCTTCTATGCTTTGGCATTGATCTGCCAATTCGGGCAAGTGTCTAAGTCTTTGTTTTTCTTCGATTATTGTTTCTGTGCTTGCATTTGTTTCTAATGCCCTTTGAAACGCAATATCTTGTTCGATCAACAACGGCGCCCGCTCAATTCTTAAACGGGCTTTTGTGATTTCTTTTGCTTTTGCTAAATTAATCGTTACCACGCCGCCTATGTGTTGCCACGCTTCAAAAAAATCATTTGCATTTGCTGGCAAATTTGCAACATCAACAATAAACGATTCGCAGTCTTTTGGAATGTCTTTTTGTTGCACCTCTTCAATTGGCAATTCTCCTGTGGGAATACACATAGAAAATTGCCCGTCAGCGTCGGTAAAAACAATTACTTGATTGGACATTTTATTTACCTGAATACACTTACATTAACAAATGCTTGATCCACATAAAACGTGCTTACATAAACAGAAATATATGCTTGCGTTGTACTTACTGGCCCAGACCCCGTAAATCCAAACGACAAATCACTTTCACTGCTACTTGCTACAGTTGCGTAATTTGAATCTGACATTGCCGTAGTAAAATTTATATAATATCTACCTACCGCATTTTTTGTAATGCTTGAAACATTAAATGCCGATCTGATGGTTGCTGCCGTTCCATTAAAATTTGCGTATGCTCTTGCCGCTTGACGCCCACTTGATTGCGTAGAACTATCATTAAATAAAATATCAGTGTTTCTTAATGTGGTTGGCATTGTGTTTTCCTTTGTCAATAAAATTCATACCACTCGCCAATACCCAACCCCCCAGCCGCAACAGTTTGCACTCGATATGTTGCGCCGGCAGGAACTGCCATAAATTGCTGAATCCTAATTGCCGAACTGCTGGCACCAATTTGCGAAATTGTTATTCCGGAAACTTTAAAATCACTTGTGCCGCCGTTGTTCAATACACCCGACACCGAAACAAAAATCATCTTGCCTTGATTGTTTGTGTAAGTTGTATCAATTGCCCTGCTTGCGGTTACGTTATTCCAAACAGCCGCATTAGTTGGGAAATATCCAGAATCATTTGTAAAGGCCGAAACTGTTGTTGGCCTCCCGGATACATTTGTCCAATTGACGCTACTTGCGGTTGATGCTGTTGTTGCTGTTGCCGCATTGCCGCTTATGGAAATTGACCACGTTCCTGTTGCTCCGCTTCCGCTGCGGGATGGCACATCTAAATTTGTCCTTGCACTTGTCGTGTTTGATGCTCCTGTGCCTCCGTTGCCAACCGGCACCGCATTTACCAAACCATCTTGAGCATCAAGCTGGCCCGATGTGTTTAGATTGTTTGCAAGTTGTGAAAGGTTATATGCTTGGGTCATGGGTTATCCTTACGCTGCACCATCTCGGGCAAAGGTCTGCTGATTTAACAGGGTGAAATTGTTGGGGATGGCGGTTGTGAGGTTGTAACCTGCGCTTGTCGCAGTGTAATCGTAACCGGATCCCTTGGCAAACAAAGCGCCATTGGCATAAAGCGCCATTGAAAGCGGATTGTTTGGGAATGTATACGACAACGCCCCAGACGTTGAATATGCAACCGTGTTGGTAATGTTTGACGCAGGCACACCAAAATTATTTGCCGCCATTTGAATTATTATAATTCGTCCCGTTAATGGTGATGGGAATCCTCCGATACCAAATCCTTCTAAATCATAATCAATTTCATTTAATGCAGACCCATTAACAAACACCAATTCAAACCCGTTGGTAATTGTAATTACTCCTGACGCATAATCAGAAACAAACGTTACGTCATCTTCAATCCTGCTAAATGGCCTATATTCGCTGCCTGCTGCTCGATATCTATAAATTTGCGAACCCGCTGCAACACCTGCAACTGATGTTGTAAATGTAATATTGTTAAATGTTGTGTCTGTTGATGCAACCGTGTATTGTGTTGGCGTTCCGGTGTTTGCAAACGTAATTTTATCTCCCGGCTCAATAATCTGATACGGATTAAACGTGTAATTAACTACAAACCCTGCCGCCGTATTTACGCTTGTTTGCAACGGCTCATAATAAATGTCGGTACTTACCGCCCGCATGTTAAACACCACAACCGTTTCGCCTGCCGCGCAAGCATTATTTAAAACAACTGTTGTGCTTGTTTCTGTGTATTCTGTTGTGCTTAACAAAATGCCATTGCGAAACACCAACACATTGCCAACGATATGCGTTACAGCAAACGATGTTTGCCCACCCGTTGCGGTAAAAACGGACTCGGTAAAATAAAACGCATCCGGTTGAGTAAATCCTACCACTCGGCCATAAATGTCAATGGTCAATGTGGCGGCGTTAAAGGTTTTACTGTAAACCCCTGCACCAAAGTTTAAGAATCGCTCCAACGAAACGACCATTGATCCGCTTGTGTTGTTGGTAATGCTTAACAACCCGTCTGCGCTGCTAATTGATGTTGTGCCAACCCTTGTTAATTGCCCCGTCCGTTGGTCAAGATCAATAATATTAATGCCATCAGGCAACCCACTCCAAAGCGAATCATCAAATTTGCTCGTGTCAGTTGGTACAAAAGTCGCCGTTTGATTGGCTTGTGCTGCATTGCCAATATCAAAACTGAATTTTCGGTTTTGGCGATTTGCAAACAGCAAATAATTTGTTGTGCCGAAATTGCTGCTTGCCTGATACCATGTGTAGGCGCTTGCGCCCGCTGCGGGAGGGTTTGCTGTAGCGTTGTTGTACAGGCCAAAATAGGCTTTATTCCTTGGGTTGGTTGTAAATCCAACCGTGCCCGTTGCGTTGTCAGCGTAAGCAACCGCAATATAGCGATCCACATATTGAAATGTCAGTGGTCGCCACACCAGCACACTGGATGCCGTGCTAAACGCACTGCTGCCCAAAGCATTTACCATGCGAACAAAGAAATACCAATCCCCCTGCGGTATTTCGGTCAGCGTGACAACGCCCATGTTTGAATTTGGGTTGTAAGGGTTGCCGCCAGGGTTGACAGCGGTTGTCCCTGCAAAGATGCGCTGTGCGTCTGTGGGGCTTGCAAACGCTGAATAATAAACTTCCGCATATTGAACAATTCCGTTTGCTGATGCCGTTACAGACACGCCAAACGATGGCACAGCCGCGCTTGGCTGCACCGAAACAATTGCGGGCGGCGTCAAGGTGCCAAAGCCCAACGGTGAACCAATTCCGGTATTTGGGGCCGGCGTAAATTGCGTTACGTTTGCATCATCAAACACCGCTGGATTAAATTCCATCAGCGTAAGGTTTGCCGTGATTGATCCATCTGCGCCAAACTGCTCGACAACCTGCGAAATTCTAAACAGCTTTGCAACCCAACCATAATTTGCATTTGTTACCGTGACAATATCGCCAGCTTCTAATTGCAAACCAACATAATTGATATTGACCTTGATTTGCAAATCTTCCCGCGCTGCCTCAAGCAACCGATTAGCAATGTATTGCGCCCGCACGTTGTTATTGACCAACCCAAGCGTTACGGTCTGTTTGTTGACCGGCTCGTTTGGATACATCAACGACGGATTTACAACCGCCAGATTAAATAATGCGGTATTAAATGAATCTTGGTTTGTCCCGTCTGGAAATTTAACCTCAATGATGTTATAACTTGAGGCTAAATCAATAGGCGTGATTTGAATGGCCGACACCATATTAGAATCGTTAACGTCCATTGCCACCGTGTACGATGACGATTGAACAATAACGCCCCATTTGCCGGTTATCTCGTTGTATCGAATCAAGCAATCAGCACAAGACGCCATCGCTTGAATATTATCCATAACGGTTTGATTGGTGTCCAATGCACCATCAAACCTGAACCTAATTTGATTTGCAGGAGTTCCAGAAAATGTTGTGTATGTAACCGCCGTGTCGCTGTATACGTTTAACGCCGTCAGCGTTGCGTAATCAATCTGCGAAGTTGTCAGCGCCGCGCCATATCGAGCCGATTGCAAATAATCAGCCAAGCAATCCCCAGGTTTATATCGGCTGTTTGTAACTTGAAACCTTGTTTGTTGTAAACCAGTTAAGTTTGCCGACTGACTGTAGGTAATCTCAACTATGGCAAATGCGACATTTGACATTAGCTTGGTGTTGTCCCATTGATACACCAGCCCCGCGCTTGACATAATTTGAATCGCCGTTTGCGCTGTGTTTGCGCCTGATGACGATCCGTTGCGGAACAAATAAATATTTAGCCTGCCCGATACCGTGTTATCGGTGACACCCGTTGACTCATCCAGCAGCCCAATTACTTTATATTGATCGACAGCATCAAAGAGACAACGCTTGCCGCCCCAATACACGTTGCCAAAACTGATTGTGTCGGGCGTTTGCCCCGGCTCTGTGTTTGTCACTTCGCATAGCGTCATGACGTAAAACAGTTTTTGATTGTCGCTAGTGATGCTAAGGTCGGTTACGATGCCGCCTAAAAATGCCGTGCCATACACAACCGGAACTTTGTTATCGCCTGCTGGCGGCAATTGCACCGGACTGCCAGGGTTTGGCGTTGCGTCATTGGTTCCAAAGCCTTTTGGTGCAAATGCTTTGCTGATGATAGACGATGCCACCATATTGACAGCAAATGCCACAGCAGTTGCCGCAAATCCTGCCGCAATGACTCCCGCATTCACCAAATAAGCCGCAATGATTGATCCCGGCATTACATCACCCAAAATTCTTCAAGTTTTTTAAACCCAAATTTTTCATATTTCAAATCTGGGCTGCTGACCATTTTGCTGATAAAACAATTGGCAATGCGGCCTGCTTCCTTCATCTTAACCGCTTCGTTTAAATACTCGCGCAACAATCGGTAGCCTGTCGTGCCGCCCCTGGCTTCTTCGTCTACCCAATACGCAAATTCCGTCAGCATCAGATGCTTAGGCGACCAAACAGATGGCATTACGCCCGCGATTAAAACGCCTATAAGGCGCTCGTCTTGCTCTGCCACTATCACCACGCCCTGGCCCGCCATCAGATGCGCCAGCATCGTTTTAACGTGTTCTGCGTCATCAGCATCTGCCAAGAACCCATAGGGCATGTGCGAACGGTAATCCCGCAGCTTGTCCAAAATCTGCAACACATCAAACGGTGATGCCTTACGAATTTGCGGGCGCATCTTTTCCGAATTGATAGTTAATCGTTTCGATAAACGGAACCCGATTCATGCTTGTGTCTGTGCTGTTGTAGAACTGCCATGAACTGTTGTTTGTGTATCGGCCCGCGATGCGATTTTGCAAGATCAATTGAATCGACGATGCCGAAACGCTGATTGTTCCGACATACATTCGCGCTTCGTCCATCCACTGTTCACTGATGGCAAACGATGTAATGATGCCGCTAAAGTATTGATACAAGCCACCCGTGCCGCCCGTTGTAATCAATGCGCCGTCGGTGTCAAAGAATCCATGCCACAGTTGAATTGGCGAACCCTTGACGTTTTGCCCAAGGACAAAGCCCAGCATTGAAGTGTCGATGCCCGACAATGAGATTGTTGTATCGTTGGCAGTTGATTTAATGTCGCGCTGTATTTGACCAATTGCCAACAATGTGCCAACCGATTGGAATGGCGCAGCGTCGACTGCTGGTACCGTCATGTTTGAGGGCGCGGTTGTCATCAAATATGCGCCGCTTGTGGTGTATATACGCAAGAAATCCGCAATGCGAATATTGCTTGTGTTTTGAACTGGGGTGATTACGTTCACAGCACCAACTCCAACGCTCTAAACGGGCCAGACCAATTTATAAACGAATCATTAGCGGTTGGCACAAGGCTGTAATTTGGATATTCGCGCAACACAACTTGGAATGTAACGCCAGTGTAGGTTGTGCCACCCATTGCCACGGTAGTGCCGTATTGACCAGCAACGCAAGCGACAGTTGTTGCCAAGGTTGCTATTAGGTTGCGATGCACAGGCACATTCACTGTGCTGCCGCTTCCCCTTTGCACATCAGCCGTGACAATGTAAGAATACAAACCAACTTGCACAAAATCGCCGACCCGAAACAGATAGGCTGTCGATGCTAAAGCAGGCAACGCCCCAAGCACAAGCGTTTTATTTGCACTGGCTGTTAACCACAAACAATTGCCAATTTCAATTGCGCTCATGTCTCCTTGATATTTGACATAATTGAGCCATCCAGTTTGACCAAAGTTTAAATATTGCGGCAATGATTTATCAGGAATTCGCAAGCTATTTAGCGTTGTCCGATTTTGCGAATAAAACAAATAATTCATTGGTCGCAATTCAAACTCAAACGGAACAACCGTCAGAATTTCCGACGTTGTTAGTTTCTGATTGCGGCTTAGCGTTTGCCCAACAAATCTTTGATCGTTAATGCCGACCGATTCGCAAATGCTTAAAATGGTTTGTAAGCTCATGTTATCGGCTCATTGGTAAAGACCGCTGGGCGCTTTGATTTGCCGCCCAGACCGCTTGCTTATTTTGCGCCAAAAACTGCATCCCTGACTGCGTGTCAATTGCGCTCATCTGCTGGATATATGGGCCGTTGTAATTGATCGTTTGCCCACCCATTGCGTTTGCCAATTGATTTGTGGGAACGATCATGCCGCTTCTTTGCGGCACAAACAACTCCGGGCCGCGCTCGCCAACAATATACGGACTGTTCCCTGATACTGGGCCACCGTTTGCCATCATTGGGATGACGCCAGCATTTGGATTTGCCAGATATTGGTTAAAGTCTGCTGGCAATGCGTTTTGTGCTAAACCGGGGCCAATAAAACTACCTGAGCCTACATTACCAATTAACCCACCGACTAAACGCGAAAACAAAGCACTTGCTTGCGCTCGCATTTGAATCAAGATCAAATCTTGAATAATGCTCCGGGTCAAATCTTTAAAACTCAATTTGCCCGTTTGAACAAATTTAGTTAAAGCCGCATCCATACTGCCGACCATTGATCGGAAAGCATCTCCACCATATTGGAATGCAGTTCTTGCGTTTTGCGCTTGTTGTATTGCAGCCGCAAAGAAACCAATTGTCCCCATATCTTCCGATTCCATTTCCACTCGGAATTTATGACGCTCCCTTGCGACAGCAAATTCAGCTTCCGTAACTTGTTTTTGCTGCCACAATGCATCTTTTTTTTGTTTGTCTGTCAATGCTTGATTTTCGTTTATCTCTTTTACTTTATCAGCATATTTAAATTGCAATTGCAGAACTTCTTCGGCAAGTTTTACATCCCTGTCTTTCATTAACAGTGCTTGTTTTTGCAAATCAAAAATAGTTAATTGACGTTTTGCAGTTTCCTCATCTGCTCTTGCTTGTCGAGCATAAAACAATTGCGCTTGCTGTCTTTGATCGTCTTGCTGGGCAAATGCCCGCGCATCTTCTTCCCTTTGATTCTGTCGATCAAATTGAGCATCTACGATTCGTTGCTGCCTTTTGTTTTCTGCTTCTTCTTCTGCTTCGCGGTTTTTTCTTTGATAATCAAATAGCTCTTGATTTTCTTTGTTTATGCGCTCTCGGTCTTGCTCTCTTAACTGCATTACTCGTAATCTTATTGCCAATTCTTTTTTGGCAGCTTCTTCTGCTTCTTTATCAACTCCAGCCTTAACTGGCCGTCTTTGTATAACCGGCGCTCCAGCATTTGCAACGCCAGCCACATCAGCCGGTGTTGGTTCATTGCTTTCGGGTTTAGGTGTTTGTTTATTTCCAGCGCCATATCTAATTTGCGGAAAAATCATTTTCCACAAATCAGAATCTTCAAATTTTTTACCTTCTAAAAAAAGTTTTTTTACTTCATCTGTCAAAAACTTCATTGTTGGGCCAACAGTTGACGCCATCTTTTCTGATGCCCTGCGGCTCATTTCCGCAAGATTGTCATAAGCATCTGCCGCCGCTTTTATTCCGTCTTCATGCTGTTTTGTAATTGTTGTTAATTTGTTAATTTCTTCGCCAAATCCTTGGGCATCAACTCCTTTAAAGGATTTACCAAAAACCTCCATGCCTTTTGCGCTGCGGGTCAGCGCGTCATCCATTCCAGCAAGGCCAATTGCTGTTTTCCTGAACAACTCATCTATGCTTAATGTTTTTAAATCTTTTAGGGAAACGCCCAGCCCTTGTAGCGTTTTCTGCGCCTCAAAAGAACCTTCCGCAGCTTTGTCAATGTACTGGGTAAAACTGGACAAAAACTTTGATGCGTTACCTGCCTCGCCGCCGCTTTTAGACAGCGCATCGCGCAATTGAATAATTGACGAAACCGCTACGTCATTTGCTTTTGCAACATCTACAATTTCATCAGCGTATCTTGCCGCCGCGAGACTTGCCCCTGCAAATGTCGTCGCTGCAATTGCGCCATATTGCTGGGCAAACTGCCCAATCGATTGCAACCCGCGTTTAGCGCCCTCGATACCGCGTGTAAATTCCGCGCTGTCAAGCCCCAGCGTAACGCCCAATCGACCAATAAAGTTTGTCATGTTTTAAACCTGTCTTGCCGAAATCCGGGCGCAGCCGTCATGTACGTTTTCAAAGCGTTATTGGTGGCTTCTTTTTGCTGCTCTGGAGTCAGTGGCGGCACAATGTAATCATAAGCGGATGACAAAATCTTGGCTAGCTTGAAATCCGGTGTGTTTGGCGCACGCATGTAATTAAACACACCCGCCGTTAATTGCCCTAAAACTGTTATCACCCCTTGATTGCCCAGCACCCCATCCGAATACATTACTTGGATTTGGGCCATCGTCATTTCGTCCAACTGCGCTAGGCTGTCGTGTGTGTGCCCATTGAAGATCATCGCGCATTCAACCTGCGTCCTCAATGAGCTAATCAGTTTCCCCGCGTTTCCTTGTAACTTGGGCTGATTGCCTCGGTGATCTTTTCAATCAAAGCAACTTGCACAGTCCACGGCCATTCTGATTCCACTTCTTCGTATGTCAAATCATCAAGTTTCATGTCAGGCTGTTCAGGAACCAACAGCTTGATATATTCCACAACTCGATTTTCCGTCATCGCTTTATTTTTTGCCGCTTCCCTCATGGATCGGCCTTTAACCACAATATCGTTTTCTTGATACTGAATTTCCGAATCTGCTGTTGCTTGATCTTTTAGCACAAGCAATGGCTCGGCCAGTTGCTGATAGATGCGCTCAATATGCTCTGCGTCTGGGTCGCTGATCTTTTTGTAGATCGCGTCCGATTCCGCAACAAACGGAATGCGAACTTTGAATGTGTGCCCGCCCAGTTCAAATGAACGGATAAAAATATTTGCGCGTTTGGCTTGGTATTTTTCGCCAAGAAGATTTGAAAGTTTTGTCATGTCTTATGCTGTTTGTTTTGCTCGGAATTGAGCGATTCGCCGTTTTAAAATGTCTGCTAATCGTGTGACTGTGCTTTGTGCGTTTGCCTCCAATGCTGGCCTTAAATAAGGCTGTGCGCCATGTTTTGCGGTGCCAAACTCTTGAGCAATGGCCCGCGCATCAGATTTGATTCCTGCAAAAGATTCTGCATTATCAAATCCCATTTTCTTCAATCGTTTACGCGCCGCAATAAGCCCCTTGCCTTCGCTCATACGCGCCAGTTTTTTTCCTGACGCTGTGGTGACGGCTCCGATAACCGTATCGGTTTGCGTAATATATTTGCTGCGCCGATCTTTTGCTGTTGGCCTTCTTGCTTCGATTTGCAATGACAACGCAAGCCCCATTGTGTCCTTGGGAGCATTCTGTATTGCTGCCGATAGCACCGGCTTTAACGCCTCGCGCACCGCAGGCACCAGCACCCGCTTTGCGCTTTCCTTTTGTCCAAAATCTTCCTCAAGGCTTTTTAATGCTTTGTCAACTTCGCCAATGCCTTCCAGCTTGATGACAACGCCGCCCATTTAAGCCCCCGGCTTGATAATGCGGTGAAAAATTTCGTTGTTCAATTCTTTGACGTAATTGACAACTTCAGCAGGGGTCATTGTGTCGGCATGACGCGCAGCAATTTGATGGCAAAGGCTAACGCCGGTCATGCGCTGTTGCAAATAACCGAACCATTGCTTGCCGTCTTTTTCGGCCTGAGCAGCCAAGAATGCCAGCAAATCATCGCTGGTCTTTATATCGTGTTGGATCATGTCTTGTAATGCCCCGCCCCGGAGGGCAGGGCATCTCACCATTAGGTGTTGGTTGACCAGCCGTAGCTGTTGCCGCCAACAGGGTGCAAAGTGAAATTGAACTTGCTTTCCGCTGCGGTGTTCAAATCCCAGGTCATGCCGCCCACGCGAGCGTTAAAGGCATAGGCAACGGTGTTGGTGCCGTCATACACAGCCACCACATAGGTTCGGATAACCGACCCGCTGTAGCCGTCACCGCGAATCAGCAACAGGGCAGGGTCTGCGCTGTTCCATGCTGCGGTAATGGTCATGCTTGTGACCTGATTCTGTGTCGTGATTTTCGCGCCTGTCCGGGCACCAGCAACCGCGTAAGCAGCCATTGCATCATCAGCACCGAATGGGGGAATGTTCTCAACGGGAATCAAAAGACAGGTGGTACTTGTGCCAGTACCTCCAGCAGATGAGCCAATCAGATTAGCAACTTGCGCCGTCCAAGTAGACAGTTGTGCATCTGTCAGGGCAACGGGCGAAACCTCGTCTTGCATCCACAGGGTTGCCACATAACCGGGCATCACTTTATTGATAAGAGCCATTTTGCTTTCCTTTAAACAGGGTTGAAGATATTAGTATCTTGTCAGTTTGGGATATACAACATGCAATCCATCACCACATGGGCTAGATTTTCGTCATTGTCGTAGGTGTTGTAAAGCCATGACACATCAGCTTTTGCCAAGAAAAACCCATTCGTTGCTGGGTTGCCAAACATTCCACTGTAACCATGCAAGGCTTGCAAAATCTGATTTGAAATCGTAAATCCATTCTCAATGTTCTGCGTGTAAACAGAAATTTGAAAAATAGGCGTGTCGATACCTTTGTTGTTTTGCAGTTGCCCCGTGTAAACCGGCTGATGCACGTTCCGCAACATCCAAACAATGAACTGGGGCTGCGTAGCAAAATTGCGGTTAAAGGCTGCGTACACCGGCACAGGCGCGGCAATGGATGCCAGTTGATACTGGATCGCCTGCCCTAGCGCGAACGGGTTTGTTTGTGCCATTTATACCGCCGTTACAGGGTCTGTCCGGTAGCAAAGCAATTTAACTTTCATCCGATCATTTGATTCCCGAGCGTCTGTAATTCGCCAATCATGGTCGCGCCATCTAATCGAATATGAATTTTGATTATTAACAATTGTCCGAGCGTTGGGCGTGTAATTGATCGTGAAATTTACCAAATCTTGATAGACGCGATATTTCTCACTTATCTTTAGGCTGTTCGCAACCTCGGACACTTCGGCCCGCGTTGCAAACCATTTGGTTTGAGTGGTCGATTGCTGACCAAAACTTGACTGCCCAAAGGTCAAATTGTTTACGTCAATTGCCTCAAAACGCCTAATCGACATTACATCACCAACGGCTTGTAAGGGCGCAACAAAGTAGCAACGCCGAAAGGAATTTCTTTTAAAGAAATTTCTGTAGTGTTGCTGCGGTTGTTGTACAAATGCACGAACAACAACAAACCGGCCTGCTTTATGACAGGATATGCCGCAATTGGATTTGCCGTTGTTGTGTATTCGCAAAAGACAGGGCTTGTCATTGCGACATTTAAATTACTTGGCAGGCTTGCTAAAACAACTTTGTTGCCGCTGGGATCGTAATAATATTGGCTCGGGTTTACCGTGTTTAAAACAGGCACTGCCGCCTGCGTCCAATATTTGACCGCGTTAATTGTTACGCCTTCCAAAGATGGCGCAATGTTTTGGCTTACTTCTGGCAAATCCAGCGTTAAAGGGGTTCCATACAACGATGATGCGTTATACCAAACCCGATAAGACACGGGGAAAATGCTTAGGCCCAAAAAATCCTCGATAGCCTGTCGCGTTGCCAATTCCAGGCTTTGAATGTAAGCATCCTGCGATTCGTCATCGTAAAGGTTAATCTGTTGCGTCAACTGCTCCAGCGTCAACCACGCCGTTACGTTGTCGCGGTTGATCTGCTCAACCTTTTCGTAATTGAACGGATTGCGTGTCGGCGCACCGTAGTTTAGATAACCGACCTGCTCTATCGTCATGCTTGGCCCCTAATTAGGCTGCGCTCATGCGAACACCGGCAAACGGATCACGCACAGATGACACCATGCGCTTTTCCGCAAACATCGTAATAAACCCAGGCTGTGTTTGTTCAAATGCTTTAATCGTCATTTGCTCAGTGTCACCAATGGTCAGGAATCGCGTCCAATTTGCAAGGTAAATCGGGAATGCGCTTGTCAGGTAAGGATTGGCAATAACCGGGAACCCAAACACATGCCCCAAAGCGCAACCGTCTTTTTCGCCAATCTCAAGAAACAGCGGCAAACCTTGGTTGTCTTTTAGTTGGCGCAGCGTTTGAATCATCGTCGGGGTCATGTGCCACATCGTCCCCGGCAGCATCCAATATTGCGGTGGCAAAGCGTTCACCATGTCCACAACCTTGTTGTAGGTTACAGCCGACCCGCCAAGCGACACCGTTGCCAGCGTATGGATGCCGTTTGTAATTGCGGTTCCGCTGGTGCCGAATGCGCTTGCCGCGCCGCTGGCGTACATGTCCAAGCCCCGCAGGCCATTTGTGCCGCCCGTGCTTGTTGTAGTGCTTCCAGCTTGATCGTTATTGACCGCCATTGAAGTGGCCTCAAGAGCCGAAAACTCTAGCATCAAATCTTCGGCAATCGTCGGCTCAAGATTGTTAACGTCCGACAGCACCGCTGTTCGAATCGGCAATTCAGCCACCAACACGCGCACAGGCAATTGCCAAATGCTGGTGTTTACGTTGGGTGAACCGCTATTAGGCGTAAACGTGTAGCCCCAAGGATTCGTGCTGTTTGCTGCGTTACCGGTTTTTGCAACAAATTGCATATCCGAGCCAATGGCAGGAATTTGTCGCGCAGCCAAACGAAAAGGGTTTGCATATCGCAATGCTGCGAAAGCATCATCAAAAACAACATTACCGCCAACACCCGAACCCGAGCCGGTAATTGCCGACGCTTCTTGCAAATCAATTTTTGCCTCACCGCCTTCGGTGATTGCCTGCTTAATACCGCTGAGGATTTTTTCGGTGATGGTCATGATTTGTCCGTTTATTGTTTGGAAAAAAGGCAGGGGACGAATCCCCCGCCAATGGCTTCCTGCAATTAGGTCGCGGTGCCGGTCGAGCGATAACGCACACCAGCAAACGGGTCGCGCACAGATGTTGCCAAACGCTTTTCCCCAAAGAATGTAATAAATCCTGGGAGCGTCTGGTCATATCTCCGCATAACCATATTCAGACGGTCAATGATGGTATGGAACCGGCTCCAATCCGCAAAATACATCGGATACAGGCTAGTTGTGCCAGCCGACCCCGTTGCGGTTTGCGATGGCGTGTCCAAATACTTGTTGACCACAACGTCAAAGCCCAGCAACTGACCAACAATACCCTCAACCGACAGACCTTCGTTACGATTAAAGATCGGTGCGCCGTTGTTGTCCTTCAAATTCCGAATGCCGTTCAGCAAAATCGGGCTAATCAGGAACTTGGCGTTTTCTGTCCAATACTGCTGCGGCAATGCATAGATCAGATTGATAACATCGTTATATGTGATGTTATTTGCGCCGACGGTATTGCCGTTGGTGGTAATCTGGTCATAAGTTGCCACGTTATGCAGACCGGTCGTCGAACCGGTGCCGCTAGTGCCAAATGCCGAAACGCTGAACGTGCCGCCCGCGTATGTAGCATTTGCGCCAGGGTACTGATCCAAACCGCGCAAGCCATCAGCGCCGCCAGTTGCAACCGATGTGCCGGTGCCGCTCTGGTCATTATTGGCCACCATCGAAAGCGCCTCAGACTGTGCGAATTCGGCCAGCATGTCATCGACAACGTTCGCCTCAAGGCCATCAATGTCATCCAGAGCCGCAGTGCGGATCGGGAATTGGACGTTGATATCCTTCAGCACAATTTGCCAAATGCTGGTGTCCTCGGTTGTTGCCGCGCCGTTGTTTTGAATGGCGTAGCCCCACTGTGCGCCAGCGTTGCCGGTCTTGACGCGGAATTGATAGCTTGAACCATCAGTTGCCACGGTGCGGGACATGCCGCGCAGCGGGTTGGCAAGACGCAGCGCACGAAACACGGGGTCATACGCGGTGCGTCCACCCTGATTATTACCGCCGCCGGTCAGGGCCGATGCCTCGCTCAAATAGGCTTGCATCTCAGCTTCGTTGGCAAAAATCTTCAGTTCTTTTTCAAACTGCGATTTGCCGCCAATAACTTGTTTCAGTTGCTCACGAACCGATTTGTTCACTTCTTTGCGAACACTGGGGCTTGTGCGCTCGATGTAAGCAGGCGCTTGCAGGGTGGAAATTTTGGCTTCCAGGGCTGCGACTTTTTCGGTCAGTTCAGCTTTAGCGGCATCCACTTTGGCCTCAGCAGCCGCAGTGATTTCGCTGATTTTGGCTTCGTTGGATGCTGCGATAGCGTCCAGCTTTTCAATAATTTTGTCAGACATGATTAACCTTTCAAACGTGCATTAAGGGCTTGCATCAATTCGCGTTGCTGAAGTGCTTCGAGAATTGCTGCTTCTTCGGCCACCGCATCGGACTCACTCACGATTTGGGGTTTTTCGACAGGCTTTTGCTGGGCCTCACGCGCCAACAAAATTTTGTCGAACAACAAAGATGCGGTGGTCGCATCCTTTCGGCAAAGCCCTGCCTCACGCAGAGCCTTTTCCATCATGCGAGGGTTTACGCGCCCCTCGGCTGTAAAGTATTCCAGCTTTTGCACTTCGGCTGCTGGATTGTTGGGGTACATCACCACGGACACTTCGCGCAGCCCGCCTTTGGTGATTTGAAAATAACCCTCATCCCAATAATCGCCCGATCCAGCGGGAAACACTTCGCCATCTTCTTTGACCCACTGAAATTCTTCAGCGTATGCGCCAACCGAAACGCCGCCAAACATTGCGGGGCTTTCGCTCATGACGTTATATAGGTCTGCGCCCTGTGTGGTGTTCATGTACAGCCGTCCGGTAGCTGTCATGCCCTCATCATCAAACGCAAATTCTGTCCATTCACCAACAGGGATTTGATCTGCGGAATGATTGACAAACATGGGCAACGGCCTGCCCGACGATGTAAATTCTTTTGCCCAATCCATAAAGCCCTCGGGCTTATAGAAAAAACGCCGACCGTCTGCGCCTTCACGCGGCCCCCAGGTGGTAACTCGGGCCTCAATCTTTCCGGTCGGTGCTTTTCCGCTTTGTGCGGCCTCGGTTGCTAGTTTGGCTTCGCACAGGATCAGCATTTGCTTGGTCATGTATTACCTCAACGACGTTTGATCTATCAATGTCGTATATTATTTTAGGTGGCCTCCCGCGTTTAGGTGGCGGGTCAGCATTTGGCTTATATGTTGCCAGGGATGCTACCACTATTCGGAAAATAATGGACAATTTTATTTGCCAATGTTCATTTTCCGGGTCTGATTGCCGCCCCCGCCCCCGGTGTCTTGCGGGCTGCTGCCAGGAATTGGTTCCGCTGGTTTTGCGTCACTTTTCAATTGGTCGGCGTTGTCAATTTTACTCATGCCCAAATATTCCCGTGCTTCATTTGGTGTCATGATGCCATTGGACACGCCAGATTGAGCAAAATTCATTTGATCCAACGGCGCACCCTTCAGGAAATTTTTGGTGTCGAATTCCACATACAAATTTGGGTAGCCGTTAAAAAGCTGCTGCTTTAATTTCTGCTGAACGTTCACCAAAACCGGATACATCGTCGATTTATAAAACTCATCCAGCATCGTTTGCGTGTTGTTGTATTTGCTATCACCCACGCCAACCATGCTTGGCGGCACACCATACACAGCGCAAATTCGCTTCATGGTTTGCAGCTTCAGGTTTGCCAAATCGGTATCTTGCAGGGTCAAGGGTTTAAGGGCTTCATATTTCATGCCCTGATCTAGCAGCATGCCCTGTCCGGGTTTGCTCTTGTCGGTCTTTTGGCTCCCGACCATACTTGACCACGCCTCTTTTAGACGCGCTGCAATTTCTTTATATTTGCTGTCGGGAATCACCTGTTCAGTGATAAACAAGCCGCTGGGCTTGGCCCCGTTTAGCATGACGTAATTGGCATACAAATCAATATCCTGATCTAGCCCGACCAACTCGGCAGCCAGAATGCCTTTGTTAAAACCTGCCGAACCTTGCCACGCCTGATCTTTAACATGCATCACCTGATGCATTGCCAGCGGCTCATCCTTGCTGAATCCATAGCTTGGGGTGCTAAGACGATAAGACGGATATCGAGCAGGCGTAATCGTGACAGCAATCAATGTGCTGTCCAAAATGTACATTTCCAAAGGTGTTTGCGTGTTGCTGTCTTGGTCTTTCCTCCACCACAAGGTGAAGGCTTCGCCAAGCATTTCATGCCACATCATCCACTGATACCAAAATTCATATTGGCTTTGGAAGTTATTAGGGTTTTCCAATAGAGTTAAAACAGATTTGGCTTTTGCTTTATCCCTTGTTCCAACTTTGTCCGAGCAGATAGCATCGACATATGTGCCATCGTCGGCTTTCGCCATAATCTTGATTGGCAACTGCGAAATGGCCCGAGCCTTGACGGAAACGCACGACATAACCGTACTGTTGCGCGATAGCAGGCTTGTATCAACCGGCCTGCCTGCATCTGTGGTGCTGCTAGTGGTTACATACAGAATTTGCGTGTTTACCGTTGGGCGCTTGTTGTCGCCTTGGTAAACAATATTATTCCCAAGCGCCGTTTGCCCATAAAGCGTGTTTGATTCATCCGCTTTTGCAGCTTTACGCTGAAAAATTTCGGGGATACCTGGGATTTTCATGATGCGTCCTTACAAGGTGCGGAAACCAAATCCACTCATTGCGGGATGATCTAAGCTGCAATGCATCGCAATGATAAGCGCAATAATACCATCTACTTTTGCGCTTTTGTCTGCTTCATTCTTGCGAACCTTGACGTTTCCGTTCACATCTATATAAACCTCGCAGTTTCCCAACTGCCATCCCACGAATGGATTGCCATCATGCTTAATCGCATGTTGCATGATGAGTTTTTCAACGTGTTTTGACGGGTTGCTAAGAACCGCCATGCCTTGCCCCACCTTTTTGACCGGCAATCCTGAATCGTGCAGCCTTGCAACCAGTGACGCTGCGTTGTATGCGTCATAGCCAATTTCGGTCACATGATATCGGTTTGATTGCTGAATGATGTAATCGCTGATTTCGCGGTCATCCATCACATTGCCTTCTGTGATGTGCAAAATGCCCGATTGCCGCGCCACACGAAAAATATCGCCGTAATGTTTTGGAATTAGGGAAAACCCCTCCTCAGGCATGAAGAATTTCCATTCGGCTTCAAAATCAGCATCGTCGTATCGCTTCAAAGTACAAACGGCATTAAGGTCGCGGACTGCTGCTAAATCAAATCCAATGAAAACGGATTCTGGCTCCCGCTGGGTCATGATGTTGCACCTTGGGTCATCCCAATAATTCCGATCAACCCAGGCGCTATTTGCGCTGACGTAAAGGTTCAGGGTCTTGCATAGAAATTCATTTAAAGCTGCGGGCTTGTGTTTCGCTTCTTCTGCTCTTTGGGAAATCGCTTCTTCAAAAACGCTTATCCCATGCATCGGGTTTGCTTTTGCCCATGTTGTCGGGTCTCGCCAATCATCGGCAAGATCCAAACTAAAAAGTAACCCAAACCATCTTGGGTTGTCCACGGCTTCCCCGGACAGCATTGCTTCCAGCATTTGCATGTCCTCGTAAAACTTGGTTTCTTTTGTAAAGCTGGCGGTGGTGATGTAAATACGCAACGGGTTTTGACGCGCCACCATGCCCGAAAAAAGAACCTCAATGCTGTTGCGATCAACAATTTGCGCCGCTTCGTCAATGATGGCGCAAGACGGGTTTTTGCCGTCCCCGGTCTTTTTGGTGTCCCTGCTAAGGGCTTCAAACCGGCTTTGGGCATCGCCCAGCTTTGTGATGCGGTTCCTGCTTGGATTGAACAGCGCAGCAACATCTGGCGGCATCGCATCAATGAAACCCTGCGCCGCCGTAAACACGATGGATGCTTGGTCGCGGTTTGTCGCCAAGCAATAGACTTCGGCCCCGGATTCCCCAAAGGCCAGTTCATAAAGCCCGATAGCCGCAATCAGGGTAGATTTGCCCGCCTTCCTGGGAATGTACACAATCACATCCCGCACCATTCTTTGCTTTTGGTCTTTTTTTGACCGAAAGCCATAGATGGCGCAAATCAGGAAAACTTGAAACGGCTGCAAGACCAGGGGCTTGCCAGCGTCCGGGCCTTTGGTGTGGCACAGCGTCCCGGCAAACTCTAGGAAATGCTCAACGTAACGGGTGTGGAATTCCCACGCCCATGCCTTATCTTCAAGCTGGTTTAGGAACCGCTGGCAGGCCAAACGCACATTTCGGCAGACGGGTATTTCACCTTTTACAACACCAACAGCGTAAAGGATTCCATCTTCATAATTCATTTATTGCCAACATATTCAAAAGACGCTGTTAACCTGCTAATGCTGGTGTTTTTTGCTGTTTGAATTTTTGCTTTTGTTCCCGGATGCGCCAATCTGCTTGGCCCGCGAGTCATGATCCATTTTTTGGATTTTGCTCGATAATGAATCATAGCGGGATGGCTGGTGACGCTTGTGAATCTTTTGCCTTGATTTAATAACCAATCACCGACATGTTCGCTTAATTTATTACCCAATCCAATTCCTTGGAAATCAGGCAAAACTACCGTTCGATGACCTTTCCACATGTTTTTTATGTGCGGATGCGGAAACGGCAAAATCGCCACCATTGCTGCCGGTTGTTGCTCAATTTCAGCAACAAAAATTTTACTGGCCTTGTTTAATTCGGCGCTTAAATAATGATGGCCTTTGAATATTTGCCAGACGGAATGATGTACTTGTGAAATCTGGACTTCGATTTGTGGTCGCCGAAGTGACCTCCGAGAAAATTCCATTGTCGAAACATCATAAATCCAATCAGGCTCTAACCATTCCGCAACATCATAATGGCATGTAACCGCAACAAATTGCCTGTTCATTTTGCGAACAAATTTTTGCACTGCATAACTGCCAATTTTGGCGACTGTGCGATCAACCAAAGATGTAAATTCATCAAAAACGAGAATGCCTTCTGTTTCTAAAATTGCCCTTGCTAAATCAGCCCTAAATTTTTGACCGTTACTTAAACAATAATATGGCAACAACCAAGATGGCGGGCTGGCAAATCCAACATGACTTAAAGAATCTGTAATTTGTTTTACGTCCAACTCTTTTTTAAAATCATTTAAAAACGATGTTGCGCCCCATTGATGTTGCTCAAAAAATGTTGCATCTTTAAATGCTCGTTTTGCAATTGTTGTTTTGCCCGCGCCGCTTGCACCAACGATCAAACCGATTGACCACGGTGCTGCTTCAATTGGCAAATCAACCATCCATGATTTTCTAATCACGGGTTCAACCGGCACATCAAACATGCCAGCGACTTTTTCTGTTCTAAAAGACGGTTGATATTGAGTTTCTACTACATGGTTAAAACGCGGCATTTGTATCCCTTGGTCGTCATTGTTTCAAACAAATTTTGCTGTTCATCTTCGCTTGAACAACTAATGACAATTTCAAAAACCGCGTCCACAGATTGTTCTGTTGCTTCTTCTTTTTCTTCTAAGCCCATGAGTTTCATTAACTCATTTTCGTCAAATCCCGTAAACGCAAGATTAAAGTCCGCATCGCTTAATTCTTGCAATTCAACGCGCAACATCTCATCGTCCCAACCAGCGTTTAATGCCAATTTGTTATCGGCAATAACATAAGCCCGCTTTTGATTTTCCGTGAGATGAGTTAATTTGATACACGGAACTTCTTCCATGCCCAATTTACGCGCCGCCATCACGCGCCCATGACCCGCGACAATGCCGTATTGCTCATCAATAAGCACGGGGTTTACGAACCCAAATTCTTTGATGCTTGCAGCAATTTGCGCTATTTGTGCATCACTATGGGTGCGACTGTTCCTTGCATACGGGATCAGTTTTTCTATCGTAACTTGTTCTATCGTTTTGCTTTTCATGGTCCATTTAAAAGTTTGGAATATTTACCCGCTTCTCGTTGAGCTCCCCCAACCAATCGGCCTTTTGGTGTTAACCCTAGTTCATTCATCAACGCAATTGCTCGCATCAATGCTTTGTCTCCAACACGAATAAATGGATTGGGGCCAATTGTTGAACCTTGGTTAAATCGAGTGATAATGCCTCCTTTTTTTACACCTTTCCAACATTCAACATAAATTTCTATTTGCGTTGCCAGTGCCGACAAAACGTGTTTGTCTTGATCGCTGCCAATGCCGTATGTTTGCCAAAGAAACTCAGCCGTTTCTCGCATAAATTGATCTCGATCCCAAGAATCTGGATCGTCCAGCCAATCCGCTTTTGGAACTCGCATTCGCACATGTTCAGGCAACGGCTCAGCTTTATGAGCGGCTTTGGTGCCGTGAACCAAATGCAATTCGGGCGGCAGTCTGTTGGTCATTTTAATGGCGTATTGTTAAGGCCCGTTAATCTTAACTCAATTTGTGCAAGTGTAGG